GCCCCGACGCACACGTTCCGGCCGTCCGTTGCGGTGGCCGAATAAGCGCCGATCTTGCCGGTTGCCGTGATGATCCCGACCAACAGGCCGGAGCGGAGTTGAGTCGTTGGCGTGTTGGCCGAATCAACAGTGGTGGAAACCAAAACGCCCGAGTTGTAAACAACGGGGAGAATCGAGTTCCACAGGATTTCGCGTTCGGTCGAATCCGTCGGCGATCCCATGCCGGGCATCGAGAACGGATTGATTAGGCTCGACATGGGGTTTTACCTCTTGGTTATCTGTCGTCTGACTATCTGCTTGCGTGAATCTTGAACGCTACACGCGGGCTTATCGCATCTTGTCCCAACTGCTGAAAAACTCGTCATCGCTGCGTCCGTCCGGGGTTCCGGCGGGCGGTTCGACTTCCCGCACGGCTTGCGACAAATCGACCAACTTGCCGTTCTTTTTGCGGCCACTGGCTGACCATGCTTTGGACTTCGGCAAAGCCTCGTAGGCTTCGATCTTGAGCGTTACAGGGTTCGGAATCAGTTCGCCGGTTGCGTCGGCGAAACTGAGGTTGATAGACCTTGTTTCGGCGAGCAGTTTTTGGGCGATTACCGGCGTGATTCGGCCAGTGCGTTGGAGTCGTGCGACTCGTTCGGTGAGTGTTCGGCGGGCAATGTTGACCGCTTTGCCGGTTTGTGTCTGTTCGGCCAACGACATGGAAAGCGGCATGGTTTGCTTGGTCTCGGTCGGTTGTTGGCCGTCAACCGTCACCTTGTGGGCGTTCGGGTCATTCGGATCGGCGTATTCGTCATCGGGGTCGTTGAGGTCTTCCATCGCTTCCGCGCCCTTGATGGCAATCGCGGCGATATTGATCCGTTCAGCCAAGTTCGCGGCGGTTGTGTCAGGCGGGAGTACGATCCCGAGAGATGCTAGAGCGGTAAGAGCAGACTTCAATTGCACATCGCCGAGGACGTTTGATTCCGGGAATTGCGGCGCCGGAACGTCGTTTTTCGGAGCGTCACTTGTGGCAGCTTCCGGGCCTTTTTCGGCCGGGTCAGTCGGAGCGGCGTCGATGGCGTCGGGGATTCCGTCCATATCCGCATCGGGCTTTTTCTTCTTGTCGTCGGCCATGTAATCCCCAAGGCTAAGATTGATTGGTGAACGCGGATTTGCGGCTTGGCTCATCTCGAATGGTCGTTGCTTGTGTTGGACCGGGTACGGTGTCACCGCGACGTGGCCAACGGTGATTCCCGGCCAAGTTTTGCCGGTGGTGTCTGTCCAGTCCCATCGCAAACGCGGCGACACGAACCCGGTTTTTTTCAACTGCTTCACGTCGGCCGGATCGGGCACGTCTAGCCCCGCTTGCAACTGCCCTTCGGAGCCTACGCGATACTGCCCGACGAACCCGCAAGTGTGCTTGGCGATGGACGCGATGCGATCCCCGGCCGATAGGTTGATGGGCTCATAGCCTTGGTGATCCCACGACACGGGGACTTGCCACCCCTCCGATAGCTTGGCGTTGCCGACTTGACAGGCGTTTTCGATGTCTTGCGGCGTGAACGTCTCGGTGCGGACAGGCGCGGCCGGGTCGCCGGTCGGGACTTTGACCGTGCCAGTCAAAAGAACGTCTTTCCAAACTCGTGCGGTTGCCGTCTTCATGACGGCGAAGATAAGCGTTACGCGGGACCGTATGCGATAACGTGAGGCGAACAAACGAGGGGTAAAAATGGCACTTGATTACGTCACGGCGAACACCGGCATTTTCTTCCGCATCGGAAAGATTCTCAAATACATCAACAGCCGTTTGGCATCGGCGACGACAACACTACCCGCCGAATTGAAGGCCATCGCGGACCCTTTCGAGGCTGCCGACTTCACCGGCCAGATCAGCGGTTTGTACGCGGACTACGACGGTTTCAAGGCAAACGTCACGCGGGAACGTCAGACGCTTGCGGCCTATTCCGACAACGTGTTGACGGATCGCGCCACAGTTCTCAGCCAGATCAACGTACCCACGGCCGACGTGACCGCCGTCTTGCCTGAGTTGGTGAGGCAGATGAACACCGATGCAGCCAGCGTCAAAGCAAACACCGTCACCATCGGGAGCGTCACCGCCAACGCGGCTAACAAAGGCAACGGGACGGTAATTCTGTCCAAGTTGCTCGACGGGTATAACGCACCGCTGCAAGGCGGCATTTCAATGATTGACTACGCGGGATTGAATAGCGAATTGGCTTGCCCGTCCGAGGCCATGACATTTACCTGCACGGCAGACTCGGCCCGCGACGGACTCACGGCGGCATCAGAGCGGTTTTCGTGGGTCGGCGGGATTCAAGGTGACAAGCTGGACTTCAACACCGAGGGAAGCGGAACGGGACCGTCTTTGACGGCGGCAGGGGATTCGACAATCATTGGCAACGCGAATTTCGGGACCTTCACCACTAATCAGCCCGGATCTTGGACGATCACAAGCGGCGTCGTGACAACAAACATTTTGCAACAAACTTCGGCCGTCAACGTCTACCGGGGAACTTCGTCGCTTCAACTCAAGGGCGATGGTGCGACCGCGGCGTTGACCGTGACGCAAGCCATTTCGGCAGGGTCGATGACTTCACGCCGGTTGTACAACGTGACAGCCCGCATCAAAGCATCGGCGGCTTCCGGCACTGGCGCGATCACGATCATGTTCACGGGGACAGGGTACACGGCATCGGCCAGCGAAAAGATCACGATCACCGCCGGAGCGATGCCGACTTCGTTCACGCTCTACAATTTCTTCATCGTCACACCGGCAAACATGCCAAGCGATTGGACGCTATCGGTCTCGAACACCGGAACGCCAGGGGGAACGTCCAACGTCTACATTGACTGCGTCGTCCCGGTCGAATGCTACTATCACGGGGGCATCTCGGCCGTCGTCGTGCCGGGATCAACACCGTTTGCGGCCAATGACCGTTTCACGGTGCCGATCACGAACGACGCGGCAGGGACGTTTCAAGAATTTAGCCGGAAATGGTACGGGGTTCAATTGCCATCCAACTCGGCCAGCGGCGAGACGATTGCTAATTCGCTGGCGACTTGAGCAGTCTTTTTCGGCGACGGGGCAAGCCCAAGCCAGAACTTGAGATTCTCTTTCCAAGAGGCTTCGATTCGCTTCAAGGCATCGGCCTCTATTGCTTTCATAAATTCGGCTTCGCTCATTTCTTTTTGCTCGCACTTGCCGCAAATTGTTTGGCCAGTTCGTCCCGCTCGCCCACGACAGATTCAAAGGCTACAAACATCCGGATTTCGTCATCGCTGGCGATATCCATGATCTCCCGACCGAGGATCTTCTCCCCGGCTTGGTCGGTGCCTAGCACCACACGCGGGTAAACCTTGAAGAAGATCGGTGGCCCGTTCTCCCGTTCTTTTGTCAAAACGGTATAAGGCAAATCGGCCACGGTCATCCCGGCTTTTGTCTCAATCAGCATATCAAATTCCCCCTAGTACTCTTGGCATTGCTTTTCGGTCGGCCGCATTCGGCATCCCGTTCATACACTCGGTCGCATAACTCAGCACGTCCACAACGTCATCATGGGCGTCTTCTTTGTCGTTGCCGGTGAATCGTACCAGTTCCCCTTGAATGTCGGCAATCGGGAATCGTGGCTCGACACCTTCGGCCGGGAAGTATAGCCGCCCGGTTGACGCCAACACAATCGCGGGCGAGGCGTGTATCAGTTTATCGACCGGGCCTTTATTCAACGGCTTTGCGATCAGGACCGGATTTGTGGCACGGCAAGCCATTTGGTAAACGGCTACGTTTGACGCAATGGCTTCGATGCCGGCAAACATCGGCCGCCATTTGGTCCACATGCGTTGGATTTCCGGGACGATATCCGGGATCTCAAGCCGCACTCGGGCGCAATCCAGCCAAACAAGATCGCCCCACGGGGACACCGCCCAACAGCCGATCACGGTCCAGTCGGCTTTCGTCGATGTGCTGGCCGCCGGATCGACGGTGATGAACCGCATCGCGTTCTTTAGAACGAATTCCGGCTTCGATCCATCAGGCTTGAGCAACGTGATATAGTCGCCCCGTCTCGTAAACGAGCGGAACCAGTCACGACGGAACCGGCCACCAGGGACGGCGTCCCAATCGCCTTCGAGCAATTGGGCAAGAGTGAGCGGATCAACCCCGGACTCTCGCAGTGCCGTAACGTACTCTTCGCGGTCAATGTTGGGATTGTCGGCGAGCTTGGCCGGGAAGAACTGGCGGTCAGGCGTTTGGGGATCGGTTCCGGCCTGCGTCTTGATGTACCTGTTTTTAATGGCGTCGTGGCCAACCCCGCCCGGATTGGTCGCGCCTCGCCACCGGATCGGGGTTTGGCTTCCGGCAATACGCCGCTGGCGTGATCGGGGATAAGCCAACATGGGTTCGGTAAATTGAGTCGCTTCGTCAACGCCCACAAAAGACCAGATACCCCCCTGAAGATTGAACTTGGCGTCTTCGTTCTCCATGTGGGCAAATTCAAGCGTGTTGCCGTTTGGGAACGTCCATTTCTTTTGGTCGCTGTTCCATTTGACTTCGCGGCCCTTTGCGTCCTTCCGGCCCATCAACCACTCTTTCGACTTGTTCAAAATCGAATCAGCTTTTGACAATTGGGCATAGGTCCGGCGAATGATCAGCGAATTGGCCCCCGGATCCTCGATCCATTGAAGTGCGGCAGCAAGCAAAGCAACCGATTTGCCGGGACCGGCTGAACCGCCGAACAATCCTTCGCGGCCTTCATAGCAAAGAAATTCGACTTGCTTCGGCGTCATGCCCTTTTTGATGTGTTCAGGTATCCACGGGTTCAGCGTCACCGTCTTGTGATACACCGCCGCCGCCCTTGCGACTTGCAGCAGCGAGGAACGCGGCAGCGAACTTATCGAGGTCGGAAGCGAAGGTGTGAACGGCGTCAACGGTTCCAGAGTGTTCATGATTCACTTGGCCAGCCATCTGGACCTTTACGGCGTCCTCTGGGAAGAACCCCACACGGCGCCCGATCAACTCAAGGGCTTTGTTGGCGACAGATCCTTGATAGGTGTATTCGCCGCTCGGATTGCCCTGGGCATCGGTAACGGCTTCCAATTGCATCGCCCTATCGGCATTTTGCACCAATCGCCGGAGAACCCAATCGGCGTCGATGGCTGTCCGCTTCGATTGTTCGGCCTTGGCAAACTCAATCCGTTGCTGAATTTCAGGTTTTTTCAGTAGTTCCCAACCGATGGCGCCGGCGGTTTTTTCGCTGTAACCGGCCCGTATGGCCGCTTGCGTTGCGTTGAAATCAACGGCGTATTCTTCGGCGAAACGGGTTTGGCGTTCGTTCAGGGACATAATGGCAAACTAGCGTTTACTCTGCGTCGTCGTGCAATTCGACGAGCCTCCGCAAATTTATTTGCAACCACAAAACCAAATAAAGCGACCCTATTGGCGATTTGACAATTTCTAAATCAATTGGTTTGTCCATTAAATCGTCGGTCATCGCTCCCCCTTTGTCCGCATCCCAAGTCCCCATCCCTTCAGCCATTCTTGCTGGTAATCCTCGGCCATCCCGGCCGGTGGGTAGCCGAATTGATCGTTCGCGGCGGCCATAAAACCGGCGTCGAAGGCCGTTTGACGTTCTGGGTAAATGATGCCGGCGCAGACTTCTACCGTGACGGCGATTGTGCAGCCGGTGGAGACGATCATCGAGACGGCGACGGCGGCAAAGCGGAGTAGGTCTAGGGCTTCAGTCATCGGCTCACCTCCAACGCGGGCAACCCCGCCAACTCCCTGCCATACGCCACACACGCATCGGAGAGGGCATCGAGGGAGGCGGATTCCGTGTCGAACCCTATGTAACTCGAAACGTCCCACCCTTTAGCATTTGCCATCAATTCCATTAATGCCTTGGGGATATCAGATTCGGGATGTTGATCAACACTCCACCTTCCAGCCTGAAACCATAGATTCCCTTCGTAACATTCGCGATCCGTCAACACCACTTTCACAATCGGATGCCGCTCAAACAACGCCCGTGCCACGCCTGCAATGCGGCCAGTGCCAGAGCAACGCGGGCAATGATCTTCGACCTCTCCATTGTCTAGGCATCGCTCGCACGTCCCGCCTATGAACTCGGCACACGTAAGGCGAACCTCGCTGATGAAGCCACGGCAATCAGTGGTGAACACGTTCCCGATTGACGAATGCCGGTACAAATTGGGATTGGCTACGAAGTGCCGAATTTCTTTCGCTCGCTCCTCCTCCCCCAACTCCTCTAGCCAATCCGCGATGATCAACCTCGGTGCATCATCGGCTGGCGTTTCGAGGATGCGGGCGAGTAACGCGATATATTCGGCGTCAGTGGTGTGGTCGGTGGTGGTCATACGCTCAATCTGTGCAATGGCACGCAATAGATAATTCATCATCTTCCGTCACGTCGTCAAATAGTCCCGGCCGTTGAGCTAGTTCAAGCTGAACGGAATATCGCGGGCGATCCTTGCGAAAAAAAGCTGTCGAAGGAATCCGCATTTGTCCTTTCCGCACCGCTTCCGCTTCCATCCTTATCCACCATTCGGCGAGTTCGGGCTTATCTGCCAAAATTCGTCTAATCTTTCCGGCGCCTTTGAGAAAGCAAAGATCACAATTGCCTTCGTGTTCCATCAAGTCGAGTTTGAACGGCTGTTTAGACCACCACTCATGCACCATTACTTTCGTCACTTTGGCTTCATGAAGCGGACAAACCGGATCTTCGTTGGCGTGCAGGTTTGTCGTTCCGAGTTTGGCCACCCGATGCGGCTCGTCGGCACGCAAGCCGATAGCGTTTGACCAGTTATTCCAGCCAAGCGAAAGCAGGTATCTTTGACTTGTTCGGATCTTGCATTCGACCGTACAAAAACGGGCCATCACATTCGGGAGCATGTTTCGCGCCCGGATAACCGCTTCCAACGGCTCCCCGTTTCGGCTTGCTGTCGCATAGTTCACGACCTTGAACCCGTGTTCGTATGCCGATTCCATTCGACCGTTGCGGGCTTTGCCAAGCGGTCGGTTCTTTGGCGTCGATGTGTATTCGAGCCAAGTGATGTCGACGCCCCATTCAATCGAGCAACGTTCAACGAACGTAAGCGTCTCCGGACGTTCTTTGCCCGTGTTGTTGAAGATCACTTTGATGTCTTCGGGCAGTTTTCCGCCATAAGCGTCTAGGATGTGCCAGAGCATAAAGCCGGACGTTAAGCCGCCGCTGAATGAGACAACGCCGGGCCGGTCGATCTTGTATGGATTGTTCAATTTGTCGCTCCGGGAGGCATTTCGTTCAGCCAAATATTTTCGTCAGTTGTTAGTACAATTGCCGTCTTTTGGTTAAGTTCCTTCATTAGCAAGCCAGCCATATCAATGGCCCTGTCGGTAACTTCTTTGCTACTACTGGGGAATCGTGGATAATTAATAAACTTGATCCGAATCCCTTCCTCTGTGCCGCCAGTGTAGATGAACGTCAACGGCTCAATTGTGACGCACCCGCCTAACTCATAGAATTTTTTGTTGATTAACCTTTTGGCTTCCGCAATATCGCCAGCAATTTCGATGTTAGCGACAAATGCCGGAACCTTTTCAATGTTCATCTCTGTTCCCCAATTCCACCCGCAGCCCCCGTGCCAACCGCCGCACGTCGCCACGCAATAATTTATTCATCGCCCCACCCCATCCGCTCGATTGACCACCGATTGAGCCACCCGTAGAAACATCAGGGTTTCGCCCCGCCATTCCTCGATTGGGTGACATATCTCGCACATCGTCCGGCAAGCCGTGACGATTTCGGTGCGTTCAGATCGAAGCGTCCGCAGTTCGTTGATCAGCTCCCGGTACTGACCGACTGGAATGATCAGCACGGGTTCCGGATCCGTCATCGTCGATTGCTGGCACATTGTAATACCCTCCGAATGTGGTGATGGTAACAGGCACGCTGCCCGTCAGTCGCTTGGTTCGTTGTCCACTGGCAGCCATTCCAGGCAGTCAATGCACACCCGCTTCCCGTTGTACAGAAACACTTCGCCCCAGCATTCCGGGCAAAGCTCGTCCGTCTCGATCAGATCGAAGCCGTTGATCTCGGCTGGCAGGGTGTCGCGGGTCTTCATGGGCAAAGTCCGGTGCGGGGTTGCGGGGGATGTTTATCGGCCAATCTTGCGGGCCAGCCATTTGCAAGCCCCGGCGTAGGTCTTAAACGTCTTGCTCTGCGTGAAGCACAGGGCGATGAAAGTTCCGTCCGGGCCAGCGAATACGCCACGGCTCAAAGATTCGTTGTTGCCCAGGTCGATAGTCTTGGTCGTTTGAGTCTTCATATCTGGATCCATCTTGGGTAGGTTTGGTAAGGTTCCGGGCGAAGTCGTCGGCTTACTCGTTGCCACCGAACTCCCCCACCTTTCGCACATCCAACACTAAACACCAACAATTTGACGACGCCGGATAACGCTGGCCATGTTGGGCGTCCCAGTCGTCAATGTAATTTAGCCGGTAGGCTTTTGCGTGAAGGTTACCCAATGCCACCGCAAACGCCATGTCACGAATGCCACCAGCCCCGCACTTCTCAGCATCTGCCTCGCTCATATCGCCGAGCCGCTCGACGCGAATGCCGGTGATGTCAAAGGTTAGTCCGTCGCATGTCAACCGATCCCCGACGACGCCCCAAGGACACCGATCCCGATGCCAGTCTCCATACTCATC